TGATATTGACACACGCAAGTTGTCAACACCAGCAGACAATGAAATCAGCACCAACATCGTTATTGATGACGAGGCTTATTTCGGCAACAGCGCAGCAACTGCCGCTACCGCAGCATTCTTGGGTATTTCCGCAATCAGTGTTAACAAAGTAGCGGTTACTTTCGAAATCTACTGGGCTGGACAAACTGCAGGCGCAACTGATCGTGTAACAACTGGTACAGGATTCATTACGAATCTAGCACCAACTACAAGCCCAGAAGCACCAGTTTGGGTCACACCATTGACTATCGCAGTTGATGGAACAATGACTTCTACTGCTAACGGTTAATCTACTCAGGGATGGGAAGATATAATAGGGAGATTCGTCTCCCTATTTTTACATGTGAAAGAAACTAATGAACAATGACAACAAATCAAATATCTGGATTAAAAGTTCAGAACAAAAACTAGCAGCATTACTCGCTGATGAGGCTAAAGGGGCAGCGATACTCAATGAAGTATCAAACACAGTCAGACAGCTTAAAGCAAAAAGTTCGTTTCGTATCGCACTGATCAACCAAATGATTGAAGATAACGAATCTAAGAACGACTAAATACAATGTGAAAACAAATTAACTTAAGGAAAAACAAATGAAACTTTCAGCACTAACAGCAAAACCCGTACTGATCCAAATCGTCTTAGATGATGAGACAACAATCGCAGAGTACGGCGAATCAGTAGACTTCTGGACATGGGACCGTCAACCAATGGATGTGTTCATGAAACTAGCAAGCGCAACACAAGACAACACAAGTGGTATCATTGAAATCGTTAAGACTTTAGTCCTTGATGAAAAAGGTGTAGAGATTCTTAAAGATGAAAACATGTTACCAACAAGCATTTTAATGAAGGCAATCAGTAAAGTTACTGAGATGCTGGGAAAGTAACGGGCAGCACATTAGACATTAAATCACCCCACATGGCAATGATACTCACAATTGACACACTAGCAACACGCTATGGTATGTTACCGAGTGAAGCATTACTACGTGGGTCTACATTTGATTTATATGTTATGGATGCTGCCGTAAGTTATCATAACTATCAGCAGAAGAAGGCTTCTAACAATGGTGTAGAAGCAGCGCCCGAATTGTCTACTGAAGAAATGCTAGAAATAATGAAGAAAGCAAGGAGCAAATAATGGCTGATCTACGAATGAATTTGAAGATTCAAAACAAAATAACATCTAGTATTGCATCAATACAAAAGAAGTTAAATGCTCTCCCACAAGAAGCATTCAAAGAGTTTGTGAAGAACACACCCATTCGTAGTGGTAACGCACGCCGCAATACTAAATTGCAAGGTGATGAGATTCAGGCTAATTATGCTTATGCAGAAAAACTTAATGAAGGATATAGTCAACAATCACCCGATGGTATGACTAGTCCAACTGAAGCATTTCTTAAAAGACGATTAAAACAGATATTGAAGGGTAAATAACATGGCAGATTTAAGTTACACAGTTGCTATTGAAGCGACAGGCGCACAAGCAACACTAGCAAAACTAAACAAACAAGTTGATGGTGTAAGTGCCGCGTTTGGTTCATTAAAGACTGCACTAGCAGGTATTGCATTCGGTGCAATGATTGCTAACGCCAATAGATTTGCTGATTCAATTGCTGACTTAAGCGATGCTACTGAAATTTCAATACAAAACATTCTGGGCTTTACAGCAGCAGTTGCAGCCAATGGCGGTACTATTGAAGGTGCTCAAAAGGGTATAGCAAAATTAGTTTCTAGTATTGATGATGCAGCCAATGCAGCAGGATCTGGTCGCGAAGCATTTAGTGATGTTGGTATCGGTCTAGATGATCTTAGAACCAAAACATCTAGTGAGATATTTGATCAGGCAATCAAAGGCTTAGCCGGCATAACTGATGTTGCAACAAGAGCAAGAATTGCTACTCAATTGTTAGGTAAAGAAGCAAAACTTATCAATTTCAAAAATGTTTCTAGTGATTTCAACAGCGCCAGCGCAAGTTCAGTAAAGTATGCAAGTGCTATCAAAGCAGGTGCTGATGCACAACAAGCACTTGAAACTAACATGAAGAATTTGACTGTTGCATTGCTACAAGTTATTGAACCATTGAACAAGTTAGTTGGGTCTATCAATGTTAGTTCCGAAGCATTCGCAAGCATCATCAAAGTGATTGGTTATGTAGCCGGTGCATATCTGATTTTTGGTAAAGGTCTTGCAGTAGTTAAAGGAACAATGGATATACTGTTGCCAGCATTACGAGCAGCAGGTGGGGCATTTGCTTTCTTAGGTGCACAAGCATTATTGATGGCAGGCAACTTTGGACAAATCTTTACCAACTTAGCCAAGATGGTTGGTGCATTGTTTGGTGCTGGTACTGCATCAGTATCATTAGCAGCCGCACTTGCAGCAGCACTGCGTTTAGCATTACGATTCGCAGGTGTTGTAGGTATTGTTATGGCAGTGGTTGAAGCAGTTAATTTCTTAATCAGAGCAATTACCGGAGTTGATATACTTGATAAAACTATCAAGAAGTTTGGTGAATTGTATGATGCTGCTAAGAAGTATTTTGGTCTTGGACAAGAAGGTCCACAAGGTCGTAGTTATTCTGCTGATGATGCAAAAAGAATGCAAGAAGACCTTGACAAACGAAATACTGAAATCAAGCGTGGTCAAGAAGCCATGGCAAAGTTCAGAGGTGAAGTTGCCAAGGCTAATTTAGAATCAAAATTGGCATTGCAAATTCAAGGTGCAAGTTTAAGTAACATAGGTTTTAGAATAGGTTTCGAGAAAAGTATAGTTGGTCTTACCGAAGATCAAAAAGAACTACAAACTCAAATTTATGATATTGAAATGCAGCGTATTGATTTGCAAGATGATTACGCAAGAGCAATTAAGAAACTTCAACAAGAGCAATCAAACACTAAGGATGAAGAACAGAACAAGTTATTGGGTGCAAGAATCGCTATCATCCAAGCAGAAGCCCGTGAATCAAGCGAGTTGTATGGTCGTCACAAAGAAGGCATTACTGATCAAATAAGATTGTTACAAAGTGCCAGAACTATTGAAACTGCTCGTTTGCAAGACCAACAGAACATGGTCAAAGCAATTGAAGATCAAATCTCTCGTCAACAACAATTGGGTGATCTAATGCAATCAGCCAGCGATAAAGCAGTTGATGTTAAATTTGCTGGTACGCAAGCAGGTAAGAGTCCGATGCAACAACAAATGGCACAGATTCAAGAAGATGCTCGTAAAGCAGCATTAGAAGCTGGTCGTGCATTTGCTGCTGGTTTTGAAGGTATGGATCTTACTACTGCACAAGCAAAAGAACTTGCTGATGGATTGTCTGCAATTGCTGAAAAGTATAAAGCAATTGCGGTTGAACAAACTAGTCAATTAGATACAAGTCGTACATTTGAGGCGGGTTGGAAGAAAGCCTTTAACAGTTATGCAGATGATGCAACCAACGCAGCAAAGCGTGCGGGTGATCTGTTCAATAGTGTTACCAATAGCATGAATTCAGCAATTGACAATTTCGTTGACAATGGTAAGTTTAGTTTTGGTGACTTTGCATCCAGTCTCATTAAGGACATGATTAAGATTGAACTTAAAGCAAGCGCAATGAATCTGATGAAAATGATGGGCGGATCAGGTGGGGGCGGCTTCTTAGCAAGTATCGGTAGCATGTTAGGCTTTGCAAATGGAGGAGATCCCCCAATTGGTAAAGCAAGTGTCGTCGGCGAGAATGGTCCTGAGATCATTACTCCACGTGGCGCAACAACTGTTACTCCTATGGGCGCCGGTGGTGGACAGAATGTTACAAACAACTATTACACAGTCAACGCAGTAGATGCCAAATCAGTCGCACAACTATTCGCAGAGAATCGTAAGACATTACTTGGTAGTGTCAAAATGGCAGAAAAAGAATTGCCATACAAATTAAGGTAAGAACTAATGAGCATACAATCAATAATTAACAAATGCAATGGTATCGATATCAATCGCAGAAAACTTGTGGGTATTCAGTACACACGAAATGAATTGAGCAGAACAAGTCTTACTCCAACATTCAATCCATGGCGCTTTAACATAGCATTGCCCAACAGCATGAAGTACAATGAAGCACGAGCAATTATGGAAGACGCAGACCGTCTTGACAGAATCTACCCAGAAGTGATTGGCTTCAATGATAATCCTAGCATGAACTGGATCTTTCGTTATCAAGGTATTGCAACAGCGGCTCAACTTGCTGGTATCAGAGTGCAGAGCTTTATCGGTAATCAGTTAATTTTAACCAACTTACCAGCGATTAACAGTGGTAGAATATTGTTTGGTTCTAATGATTTGATTCAGATTGGATCATTCACACATCCATTCACAAGCACAACCGATGTGTTGCGTGGTACTGGTTCTACTGTAACTATTACAACTAATCGTCCAAACATCATCCCCGCTACTGTGGTCAATCTTGGTATCACTGTGGGTGCTAGTTGCAAATTTACAGTGTTCTGCCCTAACATGCCTACTTATAAATTGATTCCAGGTGGAGCAGTGTTTTCTAATGGCACACTAATAAACAATGCATACCTTGAGTGGAGCGATATGTTTTCTCTTTATGAATATTTTGGAGATTTAGAATGATCATTATCCCAGAAGTAGATAACACACCTTATGTTAACAATGCCGAATTTGTTAAACTAACTATCATCAACTTAGATGGTTCTACTACAGTTCATACATTCAGTTCAAGTTATAAAATTGAAGTTATTGATGGTGTCAGTTACAAAGCATTAGGTGGATTGTTAATGGTCGG